TGAACAAGCGTTGCGTACAGGTATATATCAGGATTAGCAGTTAAAAGCCAGTTAGAAGTGTTCGCGTCAGACAAACCAGCAACGCGGGCGTAATACATCAACTCTGCCGTATAAGCAGTGTCCGGCGCAGGTACATGTTGGAACTGAGTACCAACAGTTGAGAAGAACAATGGCGCACCAGCTACGGAGAACTTGGTCTTTTGTATGCTGGCTTCTTCTGGCGTAACAAACTGAAGAACCCCGATTGGGTTTGTGTTAATCTGATACCGAATTGTCTCAAGCCAATCGGCTGGGCGGTTCTCGTACTCTGCATCAACCGTCACCGTTGCCCGCGTCACCATTTCAGGAGCGCGCATACGGCGGTTCAAAGACGCTTCCGCTAATGCAACGAAATTGGGAATAGCCGTCGTAAGATCGTCCCTGTTAAGGTAGTCAGCTACGGCAGTCTTCAATTGAGAGTACGTTGTAATTGCCATTAAACAGTCCCCGGCCTTGTGCGGAAGTAAAGGTTGTCAGGATCGTTCAACCATTTCTTCATGCGCTCTTGGTCTTTAGTAATACCTTGGCGCTCAAGTTCGTAATACACTGAAATTGGGATGCTGCCAACCTTGGACCACTCACCCCAGCGTTCCGGCGCTTCGTTAAATTCACGCTTGTTCTGCTCAATAATTGTGGAAACATCTTGCTCTTTCGAGATAATCGCTTCGTCCTTACTGGCATCGTAATCATAAAAAGTTTTGACGCCTGTGAAAGCATCGTCGTTAATGAGACGTTTTGTCATATAGCCCTCAATAGTTAGATGAGGGGGCACTTGGCCCCCTCACCCAGTTAGTGCTTACGAGGTGGTCAAGTCGGCCACGATACCGTGGGCTGCTTGCGAGTTCACCTTCAAGCCATACTCAACGAGCAGCAGACGCTTTTCAGCATCGCCAGTCTTCGCCAGTTCCATCTGTTGGATCGGACGAAGAATTGCCAACGAGGCGTAATCGGGATCAGCGACAAACGCATCACGATCACGCTGGAAGCGGTTAGGAACGATGTTGACTGTACCGAAGTCAGACACATAAACGTCGGCTGCGCCGATGATTTGTGCCTGCTGACCAGCAGGAACGTCACGGTAACGAGTTGCGATACCGCCGAATGCAGACGCGGCTACCTTGTTGAAAGGACCAACCATCAGCATCTTAGGCGTACCACCTGAAGTCCAGACGCTCTGGATAACAGTCTTCAGCAACGCTTCGGTGAATGCACGCTGCGTACCATCGGTACGAGCAGCAGTCGGGGTCGAGCCAACCGTTGGGTTAGCACCACCGGAACCGAACGAGGTGTTCGAGGTCAACCAGGCAGGAAGACCAGCAGTACGACGTGCAGTTGTGGTGTTACCCGCAACCGCTGCTTGGTTAGCAAGCAAAGCTGCTTCCATGTCGCGCTTCAATTCCGAACCCAGCTTTGCAAGCTGATAAGTCAGTTCCGAACGACGGCCTGCCTTATCAACGCTTTCGAGCGTGCCGGAGATTACAACGTTCTTCGTGCTGATCTGCGTGTAGTTACCAACGCGGCTGGTTGGCGTAACAGCAGTGAACGAAGAAATGTCATCGCCTTCAAGCGCGGCGTTAGAAGCCGAGGCCGCAGCCAAAGCATCTGTCTGCCACTCGTAGAAGGTGTTCTTGACGCTCTCGCGGCCAATGTTCGAGATGAACGGAGTTTCTTCTGGCGAGATGTTATAGATAACATTCGACAAGTCTTCACGAATACCGATAGCGGAGTACCGGGTAAATGTATTAGCTACAATAGCCATGGTTCATATCCTTATTAAATGAGTTTATCCAAAAGAGCGGCGGCGTCGGAAACGCTGCCACTACGCACAAGGCGCTGGGAAGCTCTCTTTACATCGGTTGAACGTGTGTTGATCTGAGTACCAGAAGAACCTGGACGGACGATTCGCGCAACCTTCTTTGGCTGTGCCTTCGCTTTTTCCACTTTCTTTGAACCCTTATCAAACATCATCGCTTTGCGCAGGATTGAGACGTGAGTGGCCTGAACAAGTGCACTTAGGTCGCGTTCGCTAAACCCATTGTTTATAGCCCATTCACGAAGTTCCTTAGCTTCGCTTTGCATTGTGCCTTCGTCTTTCCATTCAGGAATTACGTCGGTGAGTTTGGCGCGCTCTGACTGCACAATGTCAGCCAATGCCCGCTGTTGCTCTTTGCTCATCTCTTCAGCAATCCGCTGCTGTTCAGTATTAATAGCCTGAAGTTTAGCGGCTTGCTCTTGACGAGACTTATTCCAATGCCGTTCTAACCGCGCTGCCTCAATGGGGTCTTCGTCATAAAGATTGTCCCAGTCAGGCTCAGCTTGGGACTGCATCTCAAGTTGCGATTTAAGCACTGGGAGCAGTTCCGCGTATTGAGCGCGTTCCATACGGATTGCTTCGGCTTCACCATAGAACGACTTGCGTTCTTCGGCTAATGCCTGAGTTTTCCGTGTGTAATCCGAATAACGAGAATAACCTTTCCGAAGTTCGTCAAGGGTGACTTCCGTTTCTTCACCGTCAAGTTTAACCTTGATAGTTAGATCGTCAGGAAGTTCCTGTTCGATAACCTCTTCTGTGTCGTCCTCTTCATACGGGTCAGACTCTTCGGCTTCATCATCAGCTTCTTCATAATTAGCTTCAGTTTCTTCCGCGTCGTCTTGAGCCTCTTCAGGCTCTTGCGCCTCAGCCGTGTCTTGGTTGTCCTCATCCGGGCCAAGAAGTTGGTCGATGGCCAGTGTTGCTTCGTGGAGGCCGATCCCACCGGGGTTGCCGACTTGTTCCGTCATATAGCACCTTCTTTAATAAATGTTAACTCCTCGATTTGGCGACTAAGCCATCGTCAAGGATTGCCTGTAGGCGGGCTTTCAAACGCTCAAGTCCTTTGAGCGCGTGAAACATGTCAGAGCGTCCGCTATAGTCGGATAAAGCCGACATGCGCCACTCTTCAAAAATATCTTTTTCCACTTGGGCAAACGCATCCTTGAGGAGTTCATCTTCAAGAAGTCGCTTTGCGTGGTTAGCTTTTGTTATAGGGTCCATCAGATTAACGGCATGTAGGCTGGGTTGATGGTCATGGCTTGCGGCGCTTGAGCCGGAGCATTTGCCGGAAGAAGGCCGCTATACTCTGGACGGAAGAACATTGCTTCTGGGCCAAAACCATACCGCTCATAATCTAGGATGTTTGGATTGGCGCGCATATCTTGGCGTGGGGTAAAAGCTGAACCGCCACCAAATGGCGAGACATACGGCGCGCCTGTACCCGCACCGCCGCCACCGCCGATAAGACTTCCTAGAAGATCACTCCCAATACCGCCAATAGCTAAAAGTTGAGTTAGGTTTAGGCCGGTTCCAAGAACGCCGTCCTTTGCAGCAGGTGGCGTGCTCGATGTCTGCGCCGCACTAAGCGCGCCTGGGATTACTGCGGGTATCGCAGTTCCAAAGCCCGGTATTAAGGGGGGAGGCGACACTGACTTCGTTGCGTCAACAACAATGTCTCCATTAACTTGGTCAACGCCATTAATGACATTTGAGCCAATACCGCTCATTATAGAAGCTAATACGTCAGGCGGTAGAAAAGACTTCCGTGCTTCAGCAACAATTTCGCCTGTGTCTTGGTCTACACCATTAACGACATTTGAGCCAACATTGCCCGCCGCGCCAGCGGCGAGGCCACCCGTGTTAAGTATACTGGCCAATATGTCAGGCGATAGAAAAGACTTTCGGGCATTGGCAACGATTTCGCCTGTTACTTGGTCAACGCCATTTACGACGTTTGAAGCGGCGGGTGCTTGCTGCTGAGCATACTGCTCGGCTGGTGTTTTGTAGCCAGTGATTTCGCTCAACCCGGCTTTGCCCACATTAGATACCAATGCGTTAGCGGCGGCACTGCCTGCGCCTTGAAGAGCTTTTGAGAGGGCAGTGACAACAATTTCATCGCTTAACCCCTGCGCCACGCCCTGAGTTGCGCCTTGCACCGCACCTTTGCTAAGACCGCCTAGCGCGCTGCCGAGTGCTTTATCAAGTCCAGTGCCGGTTGCTATACCTGCGGTAGCGCCACCAAGTAACGCGCCTTTGAGAATGTCGTCGCCCTTGAGCGCCGCGCCTAAACCACCCGCGCCAGCAGCCCCAGCCATTTTTAGACCCAGCGAAAGCCCTTGAAAGCCCGGTACAAAACCTAACGCCAAAGGAGCTACCGTGCCGACTACGTTAGCGACCTCACCCAGAAAACTTTTGTTTCTCTTCTCGTTGGCTACGGTCGTGTACTTACCCGACGGGTCCGCCGTTTGAATGTCGTATGACGCCTTGCGCCCCCTCGCGTCGGTTATGCTCTGACCAATTTCGGTTGCCTTGCGTGCAGCGTCAACGCCTGTGCCCTCAAAGATAACTGTTTTAGTGTTGAGATCAACGAGGCGCACCGGCTGGTCAGGCGTTATCGCAAAAACATTGCCGCCCATCTTTCCCGTAGGGTTGCCTTTGTTAGATATTGGCGCGGTGATGTACTGTATGTTTGGGTCTTGAATTACGCCGCCCATCCGACCGCCACCGAAGCCGCCTAGACCGCTTAGGTCCAAGCCAGCCAACATGCTTAGGTAATCCGGAGCAACGGCCTGTTGCGTCATTGGCATAACCGCCGCCTGACGGGGCGCGTCCATGATAGGCCCGCCAGCAGCGGCAGCTAAAAGTCCCTGTAGTTCCGGATTATTATAATAATCTTCAAACATTACGCCATACCTTCTGGGGGGAGTTCAGGTTGCATTGGCATTTCAGGTTGCATCTGTGCTTGCTGAACTGCCTGCGCCATCTGCTGTGCTTGCGCCATCTGCGCATCTTGCTGAGCCTGCATAGCAGCGCGCTGCATTTCCTCTTGCTGGCGTACCATCTCACGATCACGCTGGATCATGGCTTCGATGCTGGCCGTGTTAACCGGCGTGCCGTACTTGGCTTCAATCTCCGCAGCCTTAATCATAAGGTCGGCGTCAAGTTTGTCGCGCTCACGGTCATCCTTGCGCAGCATGTCTTCGCGCTGCAATTCAAGGTCGGCGGCTTTCTTCTGAATGTCAGCGCGGATCGACTCCATCTGAACCTGAGCCAGCATCTCTTCTGGTGTCGGCGGTGGTGGGGCCGGAGGCGGCGGAGGCGGCATCGTGGCGGGGTCGTTGAAGAATACGGTCGGGTCTTTGTACCCAGCCAGCGCCATCATCTGTGATAGGGTATTGTAGTAATTCTGCATGTTAGCCAGCGGTGCGCCCATCTGCATAAGCATCTCTTGCTTCTGCGCGACTTGGCCTAAGAACGCCATCTTCTCTTCGTTGCTGCCAACGCCGATAGCGACGTTAACAATAACATCCATATTTGCGTCCCATGCACGCGGGTCAATCGGGACAAACTTATTGCGCAGACGGACCATGCGTGGCGCATCTTGGTTCTTGGCAATAAGCTGCATTGATTTACGGAACAGGTTCTTCATACCTGTCTCGGCAAAGATACGGCAGATCAATTCGATGTGCTGAGCAGCAGCCGAGATCGTGGCGGCAACCGCAGCGCGGGTCGAGGACTGAAGCGCGTTTGCATCCAATCCAGCCGCAGCCTTTGAGATACCTGTGCGGTTCTCGCGCAGTTCGTCCATGTACTGCAGCATCGGGAAGGCTTGCTGGCCAACAAACGGAATCGTAAATGGCTGCACCATGCCCGGTGCGCGCATACGAATGATGCCACCAACTTCGGTGTTCATCACGTCTTCGATGTTTACTTGGCCTTCGACAACACCAGTACGCGGGTGGATTGACTGCGCCAAACTATCGAGCGTGTTACGCAGGATGTTTGACTTGATAAGCTGAATGTCCATCGTCACGTCGGCCATCGACATACCGAAGAAGGTATGTGGCTCTGGGTCGGGGCAGAAGTCTACGAACGGGATAAAGTCGCAAGGTTCCCAGTGCAGAACCTTGTTAGCCGAGCCAGCAACGCAGACGCGGCAAAGTTCCGCAATCCCGTCGCCGTCCATGTCAACGTACACATAGCCCTCAATGTAGAGGACTTTACGCGAGGACGTATCGGTGCGGCCTGTGATATTCGTAAATGCTTGCGGGTTACGGTCGAAGGCTTCTTCGTTACCGCCAAAATCATCCTGCGTTTCGTAGCCAAGGTCTTGAACCTCATCGAAATCGTAGCCCATCTTAACAAGATCGGATACCGTAACGTAACGGCGGTGGGCTACAAATTCGGCTGTCTCAATCGAGCGCGCACGGCGGTCAATCAGAAACTCTTCTGGCGGTACGGACTGAACGCACAGACGGCCCTTCTCAACTGTACGAACAACGGTGCAGTCATACGAGGCGGGTGGTGGTGGGGGCGGCGGGAGTGGCATACCCATCGGGTCCACCATACCTTCCATCTCCGGCGCGACCATTGGTGCTTCGCCGTAAGTAATCTCTACGTCCTTAACTTCGACGGTAGCATCGGACTGAAGGACGGAGAAGGTAGCTTCGTCTAGGCCGGTGAAGTAATGGGTCGTGACATCTTTGTCGTTATTCCACCAGACTTTCATGATCCCGTTCTTACGGATCAGTGCGTCCTTAAATGTCGAATGGCATTCGTTGAATAGGTTGTTGTCGCGTGTCAGGCAGTAGTTGACATACTCTGTGGCCTGCGCGGCGTTCTCTACATCCTCTGGGCCGTTCGGCGCGAACTCGACAACATTGTTTGCGGCAAAGAATACGCGCATGATCGACGGCATCATGGCCTGTACAGTATCGCGTACATCCATAGAGATTGCCTGCGACCGGCCTTCTTCTTCGTTGCCGAAAGGTTCGCCTTTATAGTATTGGCCAGCAAGCGCACGCTGCGGTGAAATAATGTCGTCGATATATTCTTCGGCGTCAACGATCTCGGCCTTAATGATATTCGCAAGGTCTTCTTCAGATACAGGTTCTTCTACCTGCTCGTCTTCCATTTCAGACTCTTCGGCGTCTTCGTTTTCCGAATTAGCATTAGGAACACCCGTATCTTGATACATACGGCTATTGTTAGCTGTTTCAGCCTTGGTCGGTTTACGATTACTACGATATGCCATTATTTAATCCCGTAATACTGGGCTTGCTGATCATGCAGCTTCATAGCATAATCCGTTGCCAAATCTGGAGTTTTAAATTTCCCAAGATGCTGCCCAGTTTTATTATAAAGGGCAACCGCTTCACTCTGTGACATCATTTTGCCGTCAGGGCTAACCATCGGAACAAGAACTTCATTACCATTCTTGTCCTCAAATGACATTGAGTGAACGGTCGCCACACTGCCGTCAGGAAGTTTAACCTTTGGGCGGTCAAGTATGTTGATATTACCGGACTCAAGCAAACCCTTTGGTTTGCCGACGACAAACAACTCCGCTGCTGCGGGCGCGGCTTGAGCGCCGATCATATCAAGAATACCCGGCATTACTTCTTTTTTGCCTTGATGTCTTTAGCGTGCATAAGTTTTTTAGAAGTACTGCCGTGCTCTTTGCCAGAATACAAAGCCGTACCCATTTTATGGGTAGCGCCTTTCCACTCCGTGCCATTCGGCAGATAGTGCTTTACGCCCTTCACTTCTTTTTAGCTTTCATTGGCTTGGCGGTTTTGGCAGCATCCTTAAAAGCAGCCGCAGTAGGAGCGCCCTTTGTTCCAGGCTTGCGCATCTTTTCCCCAGAACCAGCTTTTATGCGATCCTTCTTGGCCGCAATGTTTGCATACAGACCCATCTTCATTTTGATTTCCCCTTGTTACGAGTGGATATAGATTTGGCTTTGGACTTCGCGTCTGCTTTAGATGACGCACCCCACGCTTGCAGCGATAAGAGAAGGCGGGTCGGTTCGCCTTTCGCATTACGCTCCGGCCCCGGTGTGTTTCCCATGCGCGCTAAGAATGATGCCCTCCGTGGATTATCACCTGATTTAACAGGCGCTTTCAAGTTGGCCCCTTCGGTCTTCTTAAAGAAGCTACGCCCCGCTTCGTTGAGGCCACCTTTTGGATTTTGAAAACGCTTCGCAACCATTCGATCAAACCTATTTCTTTGGCGTATACGCGCCGCGTTCGCTCAAGTACACAATGGCCTTGTAAAGAATATCTGTATTCTCTCTCGCGTGGCCAAGAACTAAATTACACTTCAAACAAAGTATGCCGCGAACCTCACCCGTCTCATGGTTATGGTCAACAGCAACTGGTCGCTTTCCCTTATACGCTAATGTATCAGATATTTCTACCTCACAAATAGGGCAAGCAGAATTTTGACTAGCAATGATGGTTTCGTACTCATCAACACTAATACCATATCGCTGTTTAAGGTTTCTGCCGTGGTGGTAATCTGGGCGTGTGGCCCTGAAGCGGCGCTGATAATCGCGTATACATACCCTGCATTGCCGCTTCTGAGGATAGAAGTTCGCAATTGGCTTCTCTTCGCTGCATGTTGAACAAGTTTTAGTATCCACGAGTACGCTCCCTTGTGGATAACTATAGCATAACATTTAAAGAAAAGCAAAAAAGGGGTGGCGGCGGGACGAACAAACGGGGCAGCATCCTGTCGTTCTGTCGCTATTACCGGCTAAACCGCGCACACCCTAGCTGCCTATGATGCTCGGCAGGAGAGGGAGAGAGAAAAACCTGCCGAGCAAAAACAAATATACCACATCTTTACTTTATGTCAAACAATGCCCCGTATATTTCGACGCAAGGCTCCAGTCTTG